ATGAAGCCAAACGATAAATTCAAACTTACAGTACGAGACATTGAATTAATCGAACGTGCCTTACAGGGTAAAATTGGAAGACGTGGATTAAGTGTAGCAATGGATCCTGATAGTGTATATGCTGCAGAGCTCCAAGAAGAAATTGATGAGATGCGAGACTTATTAGGTCGCATCCATCATCAAAAAGTTTGGTACACACCTAAAGATGGTAGGTTCCAAGGCGGAGGTTAGTTCGTATTATATGGTAAGCCAAAGCTACTATGAGGTGAATATGAACCACTACCTGTATTAAGTACATTTACATCATTCTTAGTAACAGCTCCACCTACAGGAGCCATGATTGTTGAACTATTATTTGGCGCATGAATAACTGTGGTATGTGAAGTTCCCAGGTATTCTTCTATAGTTCTAAAGAACTCTTCCTGACCACGATGAGTTTGAATCAATGCATCAAGCAATATGCCCTTTTGCTCAGGTGTTCCATTTGTCGCAATTTCATATATGGCACGACCACCTCTGCCATACGCAGCTGTTTCCATACTACTTTGATTACTCTGCATACTTTGAGATACAAAGCTTCTTCTTGCTATACCAGCGGCGATTTTATTTCTTTTGTTAGTTAGCTCAGTTATTCCTTTAGATGCACCATCCATATAAGCGCCTTGAAAAACATCACCAGAACTATCCTGTACCATTTTATCGTAATTGCTTTGTAATAAATCGAGTTGACCGTCTATTTGTTCTAGAGCTTGTTTTTCAGTTAATGGTACTTCATTTGCCCAGTCCCATATGGCGCCAAGTAGTGCTCCTCCAAATAATGACCCAACAAGACCGCCAGCTAAGCCACCAATAAGTATTCCCCACGGACCACCAAACACACCAATAGCTGCACCAGCTGCAAACCCGCCAAATCCGCCAACGGCTTCACCAAATAGTGATACTAACATTCTTTTCATTTCATCGTTTGATACACCTGACTTATATAGTTTATAAAGTTCATGTAGTTGATACACAGACATAGCTACACCAACAGCACCTAAACCTTTTAACAATCCAAAGAATATTTTTCGATGTTTAACGTTTTTAATAGCTTGTTCAATATCAGCTTTAGTTGCGTTTTGGTTAGCACCTTTGTATGCAGCTACCCTTTGATTCTTTGCTTGATTTGAAAGAAAGTTGTTACTAATAGCATCGCCAGCTGCGTTGCCCATAGCCGATCTAGGTACTCCATATCTACGAGTTGGTGTTTTGTTTAAACCAATAATAGGTGTTCTGGCGTTTCCAAGATCCGGTCCATTGCTGTTTCCTGGAAGGTCAATAGCATCAGGCCGTGCCCGAGTGATTCTTTCATTTTCAAGTTCATCGGCCGCTGCTTTTTCTCTTGCGGCTATCTTATCTGCTTTTTCTCGAGCTTTTGCTTCTTTATATTTACGTCTTGTTTCTCTTTCTTCTGCAGCGTTACGTGTGACGCCGCTTCGACCCACCATATTTCCTAATCTTTTTCCGAAAAAATACATTTTAAGTGCAGTTATTGCTGCAACGGCGCCACCTATCACCTTCAATGCCGTGTCAACATTGTCTTGGATTGATTTAGCTGCCTCAGTAACTGAATCAGTCATGTCTGTAATTGCTTTGGGTATATCTGCTAAACTAAACGAGGTAAGAACACTTTCAATACTTTCAAACATACCATCATATTTTGGACCTAGAAACCCTTTCATAAAATTGTATCCAACAAATGCGCCAAGACCAACCTTTAAAAGATTGCCAATAGTACCTATCAAACCACCTTTAAATACTTTTCCAACAGTTTCACCTATCGCAGAGCCAGCATCCTTCAAACCACCAGTAACCATTCCTAAATATTCTTTATTAGATACTCTATCAGTTTTTTCTCTTTTTAAATCAGCAAAATCTCTGTCAGCACGTTCTCGTTCTAAACGTTCGTCAGCTGCGCTATCTGCAGTTTGTAGCATTTGATTTTGAGCTTTAATATTTGCAGATATAGATACAAAGGCATCGGCAAACTTGTCAAGTCTTACGTGTACCTCTCTGTTTGAATCTTCGTTAGAACTTCTCATCAGCTCTGCGTTTTTTTCAAGTTGAGAAACTATAGCTTTGGTATCTTCTGAAATCGCCATTTTTAATTACTGCCTTTGTTCGTTCTGTTTCTGTATAAAGTTAATTAACATGCCAAAATATAAATCTCTTTCATATGGTACCATACCTTCAATTTCATTTATAGAATATTTATGGTGCTGAGCCAAAGTAAATACCGTCTGGTAATAATCTGCTAGAGTCGTATGACTCAGCATCAGATAAAAAAAGAGTTCATACCCTCCACTGCAAATGTTTTTTCTACGCCGTCTTTATTCGTATATTTTAGAGTATGCCTTAACTTTGGCATTGTTTCAAAAAAGTTTTTTATTCCTTGAACAATATCAGAAGAAATACCTTCCATAAAATCATCAACTTCTTTTGCTGAATAATTTTTAAATTCGTGAACTTCATCATCAGATGCCACTTTATCTAAACACGCTGTTAAAATAAAGTAATTTAATAAAGGATCATCTGCATCTCTGTCTCTAATTTTAATGTATTCATCAATAGTAGGGTACTTTAAAAATAAACTAAACTCTTCGTTAATCTTAACTTTGTTTGTATGTGCTTCATCTGTTTCTAAACTTACTGTGTTTAAATCCATAACGAGTTCAATTGTTTCTAATGTATCTGGATCTTTTAATCCAAATTTTGTTTCGTTACTAACTGACTTAGACCTTAAATTCAAAATAAGAAATTCTAAATCAAACATTGCTAATGTATTTACATCAATATCAAACAAACAGTTATTTACTACTTGTTTTGCTGCCAATAATTCCTGCATTGGATCATCAGCTTCTTGTGCAACTAACAAAACCTTTTCTTCTTTTACCGTGAATGGTCTATACTTTACAGTTTCACCGGTTGATGGCATTGTAAGCTCATAAATCGGTAAATCAATTTTTGGTAAACCCATAATCTAATTCTCCTTAAATACCGCCAAGGCGGTTTGTTATATTATCAAAGTTATTCGTAATTCGTGTAAATCTATCTACGCTGTCTTGTATTGATCTAGGTACAATGTTTTGACCAATTAATTGACCAAAATCTCCAACAGACTCGAGAAGTCCAAGTAAACCATTGCCTCTATTAAATCTGCCTGATGTAATTCCTTGGCGTTCACCTGAAAATTCAATTCTGTCATATTGAAAACTTATAGGCAATGTGCTATAACTATCATTTGACTCCCAAGCTAAATCAACGTCTCCTAACAACCCAGGGAATGCACCATCTAATATTGTTTCATAATACTTGCCTGTTGTTAGGAAATCATTTGAAAACGACTTAATCGTTAAACGACAACCATAATCGCTTTTATATCCAATTTCAAATGGTAATGAACCATTGACTTCAGAGTAATTTCCGCCTGAAGTAGAATAGTTAACTACTCTTTGCATCCATGAATGGAAAAATGTTAACACCTGATGGTTTGAGTCTAACATAAAAATAGCTTGAACTGGTTCTGGGTTCATTGAGCTCGGATACATTCTACGTTGCTGTGCAACAGCTTCATAAGATGTTAATGCTACACTTAACCCAGGAATTGCTACGTTTTTACAAAAGAACGTCAAATCTCTCGTATCCATATTAGAAGTATTAACTGGGAAATTATTAATCGTTACTTCAAATAATGACTGCCGCTGTAATCCGCCAAAGCGATCCATTTGCGATTTAAAATCTGTTATACTGAACGCCATGTTATCCTCTGATTATCTTTCTTGAGTCTTTAAAGACTTGTGCTTGTGTGGCACCTACAAAACGTGCCGTTGGTAGAAATAAAGCTACATCCCATTCTGTAGGTGAAATGTATATTAATCGCGATCTTAGTTGACCAGTCAAGTAATGTTTTATGCATGGTTTAAATTCTCTAAATTTACTTGCGCCTGATAAAGTTTGATAGCTTAATTTTAGTTTAGTTGATTCGTCATAGTATTTATTATTAGAGGTTTCATAAAGTGCATCCATTAACTTAGCTCTTAAAACCGGAGGTAAGTAATGCATGTTTATTCCCATAAAGCCACCCTTCGCTCTATTTATAGGAAATATCAAAGGAAATCGGTCATAGTATGGTAATGTTGCTTTATGTTTTGGATCGTAATTAAACATATACATATTGCCTAATTCAAATCTGCTTTTTGCACGTTCTTTACCCATTTCTTTAATCATTTTCTCTGGACGAGTCTGTGTCCTAGTAGTATCTTTGGCTTGTTGACGATACCATTCTCTGGCAGCGTCTGTCCGAGCTGGTATATTACCACTACGAACGCCTTTTAATAAAATATCATCGAATACTTTTGCTGCCATTACTTCAATCCTAGTTCGTGCTCTGTGTAAATTTCAAAGGCCCAACCACGGTCAGCACAGAAATTTCTAGCTGCTTTCCATTTTGCTTCGTTGATACCATATGTTTTTACCTCGTTTAGGTATCTGCGTGATACCCTACCTTTACTCGTTTTCATCTTACTTCTATCCGGCGGTTTTGTTTGTCCTGCCGGTTTTATTTCAATCATCAAAGTTTTCTGTTCACCATTCGCAATCTTTCTATGTACAACAACATCAGGGAAATACCTATGTCTTCTACCATCAATAGGTGACATATATGGTATCACTACTTCTTCACTTTGCCACCATATTACATCAGGATGTTGGTCCACATAACGAAAAAACTTAAATTCCCACGAAGAACGATAAATAATCTTTGTCGGATCACCCTTGTATTTAGTTGGGTTTTTTGGTCGAAACCTACCGCTGTGTGCCAAGTCGTACCTCATAATTTAGTATAAATAGAACTATAAACTATTTATAATCCAACGACAGGAAATTTCATGGCTTTTTTTAGACGTGTCGAAACATATAGAGCAAGAAAAGAACAACGGTTCACAACCTCTTATCAGAGTTTTCCAGAGCAACCACACGCGCACAGTTGTTTATTAGTATTTAAAGATTTTGATTACCAAAGTATTAAACCTGCTAGTAAACAACTAGAGGGAGATTTTTCAACACCATTAAGAACTCCATTTCAACAACCTTTCAATGGACGGACAAGTGGAGCTACGTTAAGAAACAGTAATGCAATTGAATTACCATTTCCTAAAAATTTGCAAGACAATACAGGATTACGTGTTAATGGATTTGAAAGAGGTCCATTCCAAGAGCAAATTGCTGGTAAACTTAACGAGTTTATTGAGGGCAAAGGCAAACTTACTGCAAGAGATATACCTAAACTAATACAAGGCGCTGGTGCTGCAGGACGAGGTGGATTAGAGAGTTTATTCTCAGGTGGAGGCAGTGATATTATAGAATCTCTGCTTGGTACTGATATTAAAAAGGTTGCATCGGCAGCTCAGTACCTATTAAGAAACACTCAATTATTTAGTGGTTTAACAAAATCTATTGACTTAGTTACAGGGCAGACAATTAACCCTCGCGAAACTTTAGCTTTTGAAGGTGTAAATTTAAGAACACATAACTTTTCTTGGGAATTGTTTCCAAACAGTCCTGGAGATTCGGAAAGAATTAAAAACATAACTAATATGATTAAGCGAAAATCTCTACCTGCAGTAGGTAACTTAACTGGCATACCAAAGGCGTTTTTAGAATATCCATCTGTTGTTGAAGTATATTTGTTAGGTATTCAATCTGACCATTGGATTAAATATAAACGTTCAATGATAACAGAAATGCAAGTAGATTATGGCGCCGGGGCAGGAGTTTCAATTATGAAAGGCGGTAAACCTGGTGCTGTACAACTTTCAATGACTATGTCAGAATTAGAAATTGAAACCGCACATGATTATGGAGCTGAAGTTAATTCAGATGACTCAAACGATAATAAAGCAATAGAACAGAGCATCCAAGAAGCTCAAAGGCAGGCGGCAAGAGTGCCAGATCAAGTTGCGGGGAGATAATAATGGCGAAATATTTTGAAAACTTTCCGTTAATAGAATATGAAGGCAAATTGGTACGAGACATTACTCGACGTACTAACTTTACAAAAGAAGTTTCTAATAACCCTTTAATGTATTTACCATATACTGTTAAAGAAGGCGAGAGACCAGAAGACATTGCTGAATTTTATTATGGTAGTGTTGATTACACTTGGGTTGTATATTATTCAAATTCTATACTTGACCCATATCATCAATGGCCAAAATCAGAACAAGACTTTAATAACTATTTAATTGCAAAATATGGCGAAGCATCAGGATTAGTTGGTGAAGATATTGTTGATTGGACAAAAGATGATAATCCTGAAAACATTCTATACTATTATAAAGAGGTATAATTAAATGGCAGTTGATATTGTTAAGTTAGCTCCTGAGTCGTTCCGAACGATTTATTTGCGTAAGGAAGACCGTATTATTTTACGTACAGAACAAGGACGAAAGATTATTATTAAACGTATTATTCCAAGTGAATGGAAACCTTGGAGAGTTTACGATCAGGAATTAGCTGATAACAATAATAAGAAAGAAATATTTTTGGTGGATAATGCTTATTTACCCCAAGTTGCAGATTCATTTAGAAAGAAAATGCGTAGCAAATAATGGCAGATAATCAATTCAATCCGGGCTCGGCAGACGTTACCGAAGCTATAATGACTTCGCACAATGGCAAAGAACAACAAAACATTACTGCGCAAATTGTTTCGTTTAGTTTAAGCCAGTCGATGGAAACGAGTTATAGTGGAACGCTTACTCTACTTGACAGTGTTGGTTTATTTGAAGCGTTTCCAATACGTGGTGAAGAAACAATAGATATAAAAATACTAGGCCATGATTACGGTACAGAGATTAATCTTAAAGTTCATGTATATAGTATTGATAACATTCAACCAAGTGAATCGACGTCTGCAGTATTATTTAATATGAATTTTGTTTCCAATATATCATATAACGCTTCAAGGCGTAGAATTATTAAAGCATATACAAATAAAACTATGGATACAATTTCTCAGTTTATGTTTCATACTTATTTTGCTAAGGTTGGCGCAAAAGATAAGATAGATCCACTCACAAAAAGAAAGTTAGAGTTTAATAGTTATAGGTTACCTATTATTGAAGAACCAGATCGTAGCTTTATAGTACAACCAACTGCAAACATGACTGATTGTATTATTCCTAATATGATACCGACTGAAGCTATGGACTTTATATCAAAACAAAGCTATCAACCAGAAACGCCATCATGTTCTTTTAAATTTTTTGAAACGCTCGATAATTATTATTTTGCTACTGACGAATTCTTTATTAAAAGTGCAAAGACGAGAGACTTAAACCATTTATTTTATTCACCGGCTGCATCTAACGACAAAAGCAATCCTACAGATTTGATTGAAAGAATTGACGATTTAACAATAATGAATAAAGGTTTAAATACTGCAGCAGACATGTTTTCCGGTGCATATAGAAATAAAACTACTGAGATTGATTTGATTAGGCGCAAAATTAATGTACGTAACTGGGGTTATGATAAGAATGCCAAGTATATTGATATGAGTGGTAATCCAAGAAATACTGAAGATGATACACATACTTCTAGTTTTAGAAAAGATACATTTACAGAAGAAAACGCTAAAGACTTTTTAGTCTTTAAAGACTATCAACAGAACGGCGATATACCTAGTACATTACATACCGATAGATTTATTTCAGAAATTGTTGGAAATAGAATTTCATATAAACATCACTTAAATAAAACTATGCTTGGCGCTAAAATGAAAGGTCGATTGGATCTTCGCCCTGGAATGTTAGTTAACTTGAGTATTAAAAATTTAGATGGTGTTGATAACGCGCAAAGAAATAGTACATTATCAGGTCGTTATTTAATTAATACGGTTAATCATAATCGCGACGATAAAGGTACACTTCATTGTGGCCTAGTATTACAGAAATTTGGTTGGAGCAGAGGTGACATCGATGTTTGATTATGGTAAAGGAATACGAAATCCATTATTTTTTGTAGGTGTTGTTGAAGAAGTCGTAGACCCACGAAGAGAAGGTCGTGTTAAAGTACGTGCGTTTGGTACACATGGATTAAATTGGGATATTCGCAAAGAAGATTTGCCTTGGGCTATATGCGTCAAAGGCGATTACGATCCTAACGGTACAATCGGCAGTGGTATACCTGCTTTAAATAGTTTTGTATTTGGAATGTTTTTAGATGGAATTGGTGCTCAACAGCCAATGGTACTTGGTTTAATTCCAACTCAATATACTGAGCCAGTTGATCCGGTAAAGAATGGTTATGGCGCAATACCAAGAAAGAATGCAGAATTACTTATGCGTGGTTCAGCCCCAGAAGATTTTGGTCAACCTCAAAACTCCAGAAGATCGCGTGGTGAATATTCACACGAAACTCAGGTAACAGACCAAAATACAAACAGGACTGAAAACGTCGGTATTGCTGGATCAGAAGCAACTTGGTCAGAACCTTCAGTGTCATATAATCCAGAATATCCATTTAATAAAGTTATTGAGTCAGGTTCTCACGTTATTGAATTAGATGATACTAAAGGTGCAGAACGTATTTCCATATACCATAAATCAGGTTCTTATATGCAAATAGACCACCGCGGTGTTACTATTAATAAATCAGTTGACGACCAATACACAGTATTAGATAGAAATGAACATAAGGTTGTTGGAAAAACGGGCGGCAGCGGGTTTAGCACAGTAACGATTAATGGTAATTCATACGTTAAAGTTAATGGACATAAAACAGAACAGATCCAAGGTGATTATAAAGTTGAGGTTGGTGGTAATTATTACCTTGATATAGCAAAGCAAGGTTCAATCAATGCTGGTACACAAGTTCAAATGAGGGCAGCCGACGTAAAAATCGAGGCTAATGTTAGTAACTTGTCTATTAAAGCTGCAAAAGAAATACAAATTCAATCTGGTATGGCAACTTCAATTAAATCTGATTATGTTTATATGCAAGCGTTAACAGAACTTAATATGAAGGCAGCTCTTAATAAAATAGAAGGTACTGACAGTATTGAGATTTATGGCGAAGCTGTTGAAGTTACTGGTACTGGTAGAATTGATATTTCAGGCGATCAAGGCGTAATAATTGGTTCAGAAAGCGATATCAGTATTAACACACCAGAGACTGTACATATTGATACGAGAGTTAATATGGCTAATAATGGTGCAGAAACTCCTAGCGTTTGTTTACCTTGTGACGAAGGCCAAGATGCTACAGATATTGAAATGCCACCACCAAATACTGAGAAAATTGTAATTACCGATGAAGATCCAGAATCACATGGCGGTGGCGGTGGTGTAACAAGCGGCGATGATGCAGAAGGTGAAACTGACACCGAAGAAAATCAAGTTCCATCAACGGCAGTAACACAATCTAATCTTACACCGTTGCTTGACCTGATTGCTGCCAAAGAAGCTAATTTTGATCGAGGCAAACCAACAGGTTATGATTCTATATCTGGTCAAATACCGGTAGCACTCATACCAAGCAAGCCGATTACTACAATGACTATTGGCGAAATACTAGATTATCAAAATAGAATTGATGAATTTGATCCTGGGATTAACTCAGAAGCTATGGGTCGTTATCAATTTGTTGAAGATACATTGCGCGGGTTTAACAATGATGAATATAATACTCTAAGCTTAGCTTATAAAGCTGGAAGGGGTGAAAAGCCTGTCTATGAAAAAGCTGGTTTGTCTAAGAGTGATTTATTTAGTGCACAGAACCAAGATTTATTAGCTATAGAACGTTTAAAGTTCCGGGGCCTAAATGATTTCTTAGATAATAAAATAAGCATTGTTTTCTATGCTAATAAATTATCTGCAGAATGGGCATCATTACCAATTGTATCCGGTATTCACGCAGGTAAGAGTACATATGAGGGTGATGGAATTAATAAAGCAACCGGCGATATACAAGAAGTTTTAAATACGTTAAAAGCGCTTAATCCTAAGTGGGAGGAGTATTACAAAAAATGAGCATAGATAACTGTTTAATACCAGATGTAAATAGAGTAGAAACTTCATCTATTACAAATACGACAAACGGTAATGGTGAATACACATTATCGCAAATTGCAGTGTTTGAAAGAGATTTTAGAAATAATGTTAGTAACACAGAGGTTGGTAATCCATTAACTCGAGCAGTAAATAAGTATCCAGATTTTTACGAAAACCTTAATAAAATTAATCTTATTTTAGAGTCTGATAATATCAAAGAAAGAATTCCTAAATACGAAGTCCTTACTATTAAACAGACAAAGCTTGGTAAAGTATCTCTTTCGCCAATTGAGTTTGCTGATTATCTTAAAGACAATAACTTAACTCCTATCACTGCTAACTTTATAGCAAATCAAAACCCACCAAAGTTTTTACAAAGCCTCGACGATTATTTGAGAGATGGATTTGCTAATTCTGTTATGGGTGGTTTCTGCGGATTAATGCCAAATGTGTTTGGAGCTATTGGAGCATTCTTTGGTATCATTGGCGCGGTAGACGCACTGATTGGTGATGCCCTTAGTTTTATTAGTAAAATAAGGAACCCCTTAGATACATTACAGGCTGCCTTTGATGCTATTAAAGTAAAAGCGCTTATTAAATCAATTAAAGAAAAAATAACTAAAACGATTATGGGTGTTATTAATAAAATTCAAAGCGCAGTTGAAAATTTTAGTGTTGCTGGTGTTGTTAGCCAAGTTGAAACTTTAGTTAAAAACACTGTTGGTGCAACTTTATTTAAATTACAAGAAAACATTATGAAATTTTTTAGTGAAGAAAATATAAAATCTATTCAACGTAAAATTACAGGAATGATTGATTATGCGGTTGGCCTATTTGATAATCCATCAATAGAAGAAATAATGTTTTTAATCAGTAGAATATGTGGCTTTGCTGCAGGTATGGAAACCCTTATTAGTGGACTTAAAGATCCATTAGATAAAACTGCAAACCAATTTCTTAACGGTATTACTATGATGAAAGCAAACTCAGGTATAGTTACAGCAGATGTAATTGCTGCCGGCGGAATACGGATGGACGACGCACATAGAGCAGAAATGATTAGACAAGCAAAACAAAAATTAGTTGAGGCAGGTAATGAACCAGATATTCCTGACGAAACTTATGATGGCGTACCTTCGTGGGATCAAATTAAAGATGGAAAACATCCTAAAATTCATCTATATCTACTTTCAAATCTCACTAAATCAAGTTGGGAAGGTTTGACTGCAGAAACAAGAGCCTCTCTTATATTGTTATGGGATCAGGCGCACCTTAAAAAGCCTTTTGTTTGCCGTAGTTTCTATAGATCGCAAGAGCATCAGGATAGATTATATAAAGCAATGCTTGAGAAATATGGTAGAGATACTGGTACAGTTGCAGAAGTTTCTCAGCATACATCAGGCCTTGCGGTAGATTTACATTGGCCACAGTTTGATCCTTACGCCAAAGAAACTGATGATTTTATTGTTATTGCTAGAAACTTAGGGTTTAATGGTATTATTCGTTATAACAAGTTTTTACATATAGATCGTAGGTCATATGAGATTAATTTAGATTTCCGTACTATTATAAAATCAAAACTACCAGACCTACAGTCTGAAACTGCAAGAGCTCTGGCTCCAATTATGACACCTCGCGGCCCAGAGATAACAGACGAATTTTTAGCTCAAATTGAAGCTATTTTAAATGAATGATTATAAATAACTATAAAGCATCGGATACCAATCAATGGTCGTAAACTTATTAACACAGAGACAAAAGAAAATCTCTATATATTCTGACTTCAAGAAAAACCTTGAGATCAGTCCATTATCGTTAGATTTAACTCTTAATAAAGATGAAGATGCAGTAAAAGAATCAATTATAAATTTGTTATTAACTGATCGTGGCGAAAGACTAATGCAGCCAGCACTTGGTGGTAATTTGAGAGCAATGTTATTTGAAAACATAACACCTGGCGTAATGGTAATGATTGAGGATCAAGTAAGAACAACCCTCGATTTGTATGAACCAAGAGCAGAGGTTATTGACGTTAGTGTAACTTCAAATATCGACGATAATGTCGTTAAGATACGAATTGAATTTTACATATCAAATAATCAACAACCTATATCAGTTGATGTATTTTTAGAGAGGACTCGGTAAATGGCCAAGTTAAACATTTCAGAATTAGATTTTGACGCGGTCAAAACTCAGTTTAAACAATATTTACAATCACAGACTCGATTCAAAGATTATAACTTTGAAGGTTCAAATATGTCAGTGTTGCTTGATGTGTTAGCATACAATACTTATCAAAATAATTTCTATACAAATATGGCAGTTAATGAAATGTTCCTTGACTCTGCAGTATTAAGAAACTCTATTGTTTCACACGCAAAGGAATTAAACTATTTACCTAGATCACGCAGGTCTGCCAAGGCTATCGTTAAGGTTACGATTACGGATGATAATGCTACAGGTCAATCAATTACAATTCCTCAATACTCACCTTTTACTACAGTTTATAATGGTGAAAATTTTGAATTTGTAACAAACGAAATGTATGTTGCTAAGAAAACTGCGCCAAGAACATTCGTTGCTGAAAACATTGAAATCTTTGAAGGTCAAATGTTAGCCAGTTTTGAACGTGAAGGTTTCTTTGTTGACGACGATGGAATTTTAAGGGTAACACTATCAAACGAAAACGCAGACACTGAGTCTATTTCAGTATTCGTTGACGCTGAAGCTACAGAAAACGAAAATGTATTCCTACGCAAGAATGATATTTTCGGTGTAGGACCAACAGATAAAGTATTTTATATTGAACCATATATTGATGGGCGATATACAATTTACTTTGGTAATAACGTTTTCGGATTTCAACCAGAAGAGTTTGAGGATATTAGAGTACGTTATAGAATTACATCAGGCATTGAAGGTAATGGAGCGTTTGCATTCTCACTCATAACTTCCACGGGTACAGCGGTAGTTGAAACGATACAGAGTGCAAGCAATGGCGCTGAACGTGAGTCAATGGAAAGTATTAGATACTTTGCTCCAAAATCATTACAGATACAAGAACGTGCAGTAACAACATCTGATTATGAAATCTTATTAAAATCAAACTTCCCTGAGATCCAATCAGTCGCTGCATACGGTGGTGAGGATTTAGAACCTCCACAGTTTGGTAAGGTTGCGATTTCAATATATCTTGGTCAAAACCAAACGAGTTTATCTACAACGTTATCAAATACTTATATTGAGTATTTAAAAGATAGAAGTCCACTGGCGATTGAACCGGTATTCGTTCCATCAAAGTTCCTATATGGTTGTACCACAGTTGATGTTACTTATAACCCAAAACTTACAAGTAAATCAGAAGGTGACTTAGATGTATTGATAAGAGATGCTATTAAATTATATAGTGATACTTATTTAGATGACTTTAATACCTTTGCAAGAATTTCTAAAATAGCTACATCTATTGACGCGTTAGAAACAGCAATCATTGGTACATCAATTAGTATTATGCCTTATATTGAGTATTCACCAGCATTAGGTATTGCTCTTAATCCATCATTTAAATTTGAAGCTGCACTTGTTAAGCCATATCCTTTTGATACTTCAGACGGTTTCAATGATTATAAACCAGCAATCAAAAGTGGAGTATATACACTTGATGGTACTGATGCATATCTGCAAGACGATGGCCGAGGTAATATTCAAGTTATTGCTAACGATATCGCAAACCCTAAAGTTATCAAACCAATTGTTGGAAGCGTAAATTATAAAACTGGCGAAGTTAACTTGGTTGGATTTATCGCTAACAGCTATATTGGATCAGGTATTAAGATTATGGCTAATACAATATCAAATGATATTAAAGCGCCGGCAGGAAGAATATTTGGAATTAAAAATTCAGACGTAACAATTAAACTTACAGGTTCACAAACAAATGCCCGTTAGCAATACCAAAGAAGTAGAAAAACAAATATCCTTTAAAATCGCGCAACAATTTCCTGCGATTTATAGAGAGAATAATGATGAGCTGGTTTCGCTTGTTACTGATTACTATAAGTTCTTAGAGACAACGCCAAACCAATCAATATATAATGCAAGAAGGATGTTTGAATACCGCGATATTACTACAACATTATCGAGTATGATTTTATTCTTTCAGAAAAAGTTTTTAGCAGACCTACCTTTATTGGAAGATACTAGCGTACGGTTAGTTGTTAAAAATATATTAGATTTATATAGACGAAAAGGTTCAGCGTCTAGTGTTATTTTATTCTTTAGAATGTTTTACCAAGAAGATGTTGAAATATTTAATCCTTCTAAATACATTTTAAAACCATCTTCATCTAAATGGCAAACTGGTAATTATCTACAGATGATACCAAACAATGGATTGTTTTACGATTCAACCGGTGAAACTTCTTACGAATATTTTGACCTATTAAACAAAACAATTATTGGATCTACATCAAAGGCACAGGCTGCAGTCGATAAGATTAACTTTATTCTTTTAAATAATACTCTTACACCGATTTTATATTTAACAGCTTTAAAAGGTACATTCAAAAGATTTGATGATATTGTAGCCCGCGTAGATGGTAAAGACATATCCTTTGGCGTATTAAATGGTTCAGCTTCTGACGTTATTATTGACCTTGACTTTGGCGGTACCACAGGTAATGAAGTTGGCGATGAAGTTTATATCAAAAGCAGTTTTGGTGTAGGCGGGGTTGCTCTTGTTACTGATACAGAAGACAAGTTTACGGGCATAGTCGACTATACATTAACTGATGGCGGATTTGGTTATACAATAGCCAACACAAGACTCGAAGTTTCAAACCAAGTAGTTATTTTAAATAACCCAGACTTATCATTTGTTGAATTAGAAAGATTAACAGATACGAATGGAAACGAAGGAACCGTAATTGGTCAAAATTCGTCAGCCGTCGGAGTTAAGATGGATGTTGGTGATTCTTTTGATATTACACGAAACATATCAACTCTCGACAGAGATGTTAATGTAACATTTATTCCATATAATACTAATACTGGAGAAGGTGATATATTTACTATATCTGCTAAAAACGATACTTCACCAGGGCCGTTATATCCTGACACTGGTAATGCAAATACTTCTGTTAAAGTTGAGTCTCTTTCCAATATTGAAACTATCGCTTTAATTACAGATCCTATTGCACCTTTCCTTGGTGTAACTCTTAATGCATCAAACTATAACGCGGCTCCTGCTACTCAACCTATGTCAGGTTCAGCAGATCCTGTAGTACTTGGCACAGCCTTAGAAGACGCATTTGCTTTAGAAACACTTCAAATTGGAACAATTAATGATTTTGAAAATATTGATCCGGGTGCAGATTATCTAAACGACGTATTTACATTAATTAGAGATGAAGTAATGATTGCGTTTGATAGATACGAACAGCGATTAGTTATTAATCCATTCAGTGCTGCGTTTTCAGTAGGCGATGATATTACTCAGCCATCAACAGGTGTAGCTGGTATTATAACGGCTATTAATGTTGACAGAGGGTTTATTCAAGTTCGGCCATATGCATACTACGGTTTTAAAACAGCTGACATTAGCCACGAAGGCACTGCTTATACTGTTATAGCAACTGAAAGAGATTATGAATCTGAATTACTTGGCGCAAACGCTGAAATGCAATCACGTACTCAATTTGCTACTGGCAGAATATCTGAAGTAAAAGTTACGAACTCTGGTTTTGGTTATTTAAATGAAGAAATAGTATATCTTACTAATTTGGCTGGAGCAGTGTTGGCTAAGGGTCAATTATTTGCAGACAATCAAGGTATTACCGCAGGGTTCTGGGGAAGTGAAACATCGCATATAAATGGTTATAAAACTGATGGTACATATTATGATAGCCAAAACAGAATACATGACTCTGATTTTTATCAGGAATATTCGTATCAAATTAAATCAACTGTTGACTTTGATTCATATAAAGATACACTTAAACAGAATGTGCACTTGGCAGGTACTAGAATATTTGGTGCATTTGCATATAAAAAGAAACAAGTAGTTGGTGTAACAGCTAAGTTTGGTAGAACAATTAAGAACGATCCATTAATTGGTGGAGATCCAATCGTTGGACCAAATCAATTACCGATTGTACCAAGATACAGTTCAGATAGAACAACAATTACAGTAGACTCTGTTAACTTAAAGGTTGATACAGTTTGATAAATAATAAAAACGGCTTAGGAGCAAAATAATGGCAAAGCAAACGATTGGCGTTGGATTGGTTGGTAACGATGGTCTCGGCGATCCATTACGTAACGCATTTGTTAAAGTTAACGAAAACTTTACTGAATTATATACTGACGCATTTGATGGTGCATTCACATCATTAACTGGTAGACCAACAAGTTTATTATTCTACGTGAATGATGGAGCAAACAACCAAGTTCTTACAACTGACGGTAATGGCAATATAACATTTGAAAATGGTTATGGAAACACTGATGTTGATAATCATTTAAATATTGGCAGTGCAGCAGCAGATCAGGTATTGGCTTGGTCAGGAACTGATTACGAATGGGTTCCTCAATCTGGTGGTTCAGGTGGCGGTGGCTTATCAAACAATGAAGTGATTAGCGTTATAACTGGTTCTGATTTAGATATGGCCGGTAACAAAGTATTATTTGGTAACGTATATGACGCAGAAGGCGATTTGCCTGCAGCTGGTAGTTATCATGGTATGTTTGCTCACGTACATGGAACAGGTAAAGCATATTACGCACATGCAGGTGCTTGGGTTCGTTTAGCAGACTTTTCTGAAGTTGGCGGCGGTGGTGGTTCATTACCAAGTCGTTCATCACCTTCTAATGTTACAGCATCAATTGCTGATGGTGTTTCAACAGACATTGATATTACTGGTTATAAAGGATATGCATTATATTCAATCACAACATCACACCCTGCTTGGGTAACACTTTATACAACTAACGCAGCCCGTGTTGCAGACAATTCCAGACTTGAAACAGAAGATCCTGCGCCAGATGCAGGTATTATTTCTGAGGTAATTACATCAACTGGTAATTTAAAAGTACTAATAGCGCCAGGTGCAATTGGTTATAATTTAGAATCAACACCAACTGCGAATATACCGGTAAAGGTAAGAAGCAAAAATGGTAGTGCTGCTGCGATTACAGTAGCTATAGAAATACTTCAGTTAGAGGCATAACATGCAAAAAGAATGGATTGTTACACTTCATAATAAAGAGGATTTAGATTCTTTTTACGAAGACATGGAAACTGAAGGTGGAACATTACACATTCCGGGTCGCGCTGTTCCTGTCTCTGATAGGAGACAAATAAGTCGCAATACTCATTATATGTTAACTAATGAAGAAGCAATGGAATTACAAAACGATCCTAGAGTTTGGGGATGTGATTTAGTAGAACTAATTGAATTAACTACCAAGCCTCAAGGATGGTCTGTTGTTAATCAAAAGTTTTCAAAAGATTGGTTTACAGATGCAACAGATTTTAACTGGGGTTTACTTAGACATTCTGAAGCTGCTAACAGATCCAACTGGGGTGCCAACGGAACTACAAA